AACGATAACCAACTGGCGATGTTATTCACCCTGGCCAACCTGTTTCGGGTGGACCAAATGATACGTCAGTGGGAGAGATCTCAGTAAAAACCGGAAATAACGCCAGAAATGGTGGAAAAAATAGCCTAAATAGGCTGATTCGATGTGTTTGCGGGAAAAAAATCGGCCCAGATCCGCGAAATTTTAATCAGCGAGTCAGCTTGGGAAGAAATGACCTGCTTATTCGCACCTTCCTTAAGCGTTGCACTCAGTTTACTACTGATTTTTATTTATCCCACCTTCATCTATCCAGCGGGTAACTGCCTTTCTACTGTAGCGAGTAGGGTATGTTAGAACTGGGTTCGGAAAACCATGATCTTTGCGTAAACGCCATACAGCTGTTTTTTTCTTTCCTAGTAATTCGAATACTTCTTTCTCTTCCATAAAGTCTGTAGAAGTCATAAGCACCTCATTCAAAATTACCGTTAAAAATACATGTTCCACACCCACCGCGAGCCCCTTCAGTACAAACATCACAGCGGTCTACTTTTTTACGAGGTTGTTCTTTGATGTGCAGCCTTGGTTCCCCGTCTTTTGGCTCCGGCCATGAACGCTGCTTGTTTACCGCCAGCTTATCGATCATCGCCTGGGTAATCTGATCATCAGTGATGCCAGCCCGGCGCTGAGCGTCCCACAGCAGGAACTGCATATCAGCCCATTCTGACAGGTCGCCGGGCTGTTCAGCGGCTTCCAGTGCTTCTTTGCTGAGGTGCTTCAGCGGACCTACCGGGCCGACAACTCCGAACGTAGCCTGTGACCACTTGGCGTGCTCGTTGCGTACCTTGTCTCTGTCCATTGAGGCCAGCGCCATGCGAGCCAGTTCCCTGACCACTTCAGGTGGCGCATATCGGTCGTTCAGGTCATCCCACAAATGAATCATCTTATCGGTGTCGTCTTTGTGAACTTCGTCGTTAGTGCCCGCCAATGCTGAAATAACTGCGTCGGCGGCATCAATGATTTGCTGTGTCCGCTCTCTGGTTAATTTGCTGGTCATTGGTTGGCTCCTTCGATAACAGGCATAAACGACAGGTCAGCAAAGAACTCACCAAACCCAAAGCAGACGGAATAGGCCAGGCGACCGTGATGCTTGTAGCCAGGATTGGTGATATCGGTAGTCGCATACGTCGCGGTGATTTCTGCCACGACTTCTTCAGGTTTTGATGGAGTCTCTACCCACGGGATACAAATAAGGTCAAAGTCACGCGCCATCGTTCCGTGAATAGCCATTGCGTAACCGTGCTTGCGGGCTATCTCCGCCAGTGCCGGGTAAAGTGCGCAGTACACAGGGGCAAAATTTGCAGGTTTCATCTACTCAGCCTTGTATCTTAAAGATCGGTTAAAATAGCATCGGAATGATTTGGCAAGGCTCATGCAGCTCGAACTCAGCCAGGGGATTAAAAAGCCCGATGTGGAGCCAATTGCGCATGAGCTGAGCCACTCATCTGAAACCCGAACAGTTGTTGGAACCTCAATTCGAATATGCAAGGATGGGTAATAATGAGTCAGCCAAATCAGATCTGTGTTGGTATTGATGTTGCTAAGGGATCCCTCGATATTTGCGTGGGAACCGGCAAAGCTTCTTTTACTGTCATAAATGGCACCGATGGTTTCGAACAGATAATTAAGGCCCTGAAAAGCGTCTCTGTTTCTCTGATTTTGATGGAGGCTACAGGCGGCCTTGAAGCCCCAGTGGCCTATCGTCTTCAAGCTGAAGGTTACGAAATCGCTGTTGTTAACCCCAGACAAGCCAGAGATTTTTGTCGGGCGATGGGATACCTTGCGAAAACCGATAGCATTGATGCCAGAGCGCTCGCCCAAATGGCGGATGTAATCAATAACCATCCTGAGCGAGAACGATTCATTCTGGCCCTGCCTGACAATCAGCGTCAGGTTCTGACCGCTCTGGTAGCTCGCCGCCGACAATTGGTGGGGATGCTTGTTGCAGAACGAAACCGACTTCACACCACCCATCCAGTAGTGATGAAAAGCGTTGAGTGCCTTATTTGTGCATTGAACGGCGAGCTTGAACTCATTGATATTGAGATAAAAGAGCACGTTCAGAAGCATTTTATTGATCTGTCCGCATTGCTCAGTTCGGTCAAAGGTGTAGGCCCAACGACCATTGCAAGCTTGCTGGCTGACGTTCCTGAACTCGGGAACCTCACTCGAAGAGAGATATGTGCTCTTGTGGGCGTCGCCCCTGTTAACAGAGATTCGGGCAAAATGCGTGGTCGGCGCTCGATTTTTGGCGGGCGTGCCAGTGTGCGAACCGCTCTGTATATGGCGACACTCTGCGCAGTTCGTTTCAACCCGGCACTTAAAACCTTCTACACGCGTCTTGTCCTGGTAGGGAAACCCAAAAAGGTAGCCCTGGTCGCCTCGATGAGAAAACTGCTTACTATCATCAATGCCATGATCAAAAAAGGTGAGGAATGGGACAATACTTTCCATAATTTGGCCTGTTAATGAAGTGGTGTTCAAGACAGTTGCTCCACCTTGATGCCAGCGGCGGACGAGAACAACTCAAGCGCCAATCGCACTTGATGCTCAACTTCATCAGCTAATGGGGATTTGTAAGTATTCCTATAGTCCGGCAGCTTCACAGTGACGGTGCGGGATTCCAGGCCTTCAGCAGGCTTAGTGCTCCAGCCGTGCCACCACATGAAAGCGCAATAAGCGGCAACGTCGCGCGGATCACCTTTGGCGATATGCTGGTGAAAGTGCGCCTGGCATTGACTTGGCCACCCATCCTGTTTCCAGTCCGCGTCGTAGCCGTATTTTAGTTGGGCCTTGTACAGCTTCTCTGCCAGGGCAGTGCAGAAGTCGGTCACCAACTTCTGCGTATCCGGGTGAAGTCCTAATGGCATAACTGGCACCTGCTGCGCCTTCTCCAGCGCCTCTACCAGCGCATCAACGTAGCCAGCGGCACGGAGGGCAAACTCCGTGATTGAGAGCTCAGCGTCAGTTTCTTTCCCGTAGCTTTCGCACTCCGACACAACGGCAAAATAGTCAGAATCAATTTCGTTATCTGCCAGGTGGCGTAGCAGGTCGGCTGTCTGCTGCCCGTTTGCAATCAGCAACTCGTTCCGCTGCGCCAGTTCGGTGATATCAGTCATGGCTGGCCTCCTTACCACGACTAACAGACAAGTTTTTATTCACGATGGCATCCATCAGACGTGTTGCAGCCGCCTTTTGAACAGATACATTCGCAATGACCGTTGGCCTGGCTTTCTCACAGCTGGCACAAATTCCATCCCAAGATGAAATGAGGAAAAAATCTTCGCGCTCGGCAATGCCGGTATTCATTACCAGGTCCTCAATCATCAGCGTGACCCCGCGAACTCCCCGACCTTCGCTTAATCTCTGCACTGCGTAGCCGAAGGCGTTGATCATCACAGCATGGAACTGGATATACTCGCGTTTATATTCGGCCTGATTCGTACCGCGGCGAATATCATCTAAGCCTGTCAGCATAAGCCATGCATTCCATAATCCTTCAAGATCATCCTGCGAGCAGGAATCTGAAAATTTTGCGGTGGCATCACTAAGGGCCTTGAAGCTCACCCACTTATCGCTTTTAGCGGAAACGACGTTATGTTCAAAATCTGTTATTTCTGAAAAGACGTCGTGTGAACTTATAAAGCTGACCATCTCCTGCGCGTTCTTATCGCGCCCGTTATAGGCCATGTTGATAGCCGCAGACGGTTTCGAAACATTGTTGTTAATGTCCGAGAAAAACTGCTGCCGCGTTTTCAGTGGCAACTGGAGAGTAAGCATCATCGGCACATGGAGCGTCTCACCAATGGTGCGGCAATACTCCGCAATCCCTGCTGCGCGATGTTGACCATCAAACAATTTAATCTCTGCATCCATCGGAAAACGGGCCACCCCAACATTAGTGTTTCCGAACTCTTCGAATTCAACATACGAGTCGCAGTTACCTACAAGCGGCGGAATAATGAATGGTTCCTTGTTCTCGTATGCTTCAACGAGATACTGATAAAACTTTTTCGCCCTGGCGGGGTTCAGTTCTCGCTGAGATCGATCAAGGGTATCGCCGTAGTTATCGCTGGCGAGGACTCGCGTTAGTGTCCGCGCAGGTACTGTCAGCATCAGGACAATTGAATCCCCCCTGAGTTCCACGCGACGCCGGAAATTCAAAGAAATGATCGCCTATTTTGCTCATAATGATTCCTCCCCAAGCACCCAACGAAGTGCGCTTGCATACTCACCCTCGGCAGATTCCAGGGCTTTTGTGATTTCTTTGCGGGTTTTCAGGCGAGGCTTTGCATCACCGAGGATCTGTCGCTGGCGACGGGCTTTTTCATGGCCGGTAGTCCCAGCGGTCGCAGATTCAATCTCTTTAACTTTTTCCCGCTGCTCTTCCGGGGGAAGCGTGCCAAGCTGGCGGGCTTGGGTAACGGTTACTGTTCCAGATTCCACCGCTTCCCTGACGGCCTGAGTAGCATCGAGGAGAGACAGCGTTGCACGAACGGTCTGAACGCTGCAGCCAAACAACACCGCAATGTCGTCCTCATCGAGCCCGCGGTCGAGCTGGTCTGACATTTTTTTAGCACGGCCAAGCGGTGTATCAGGTCGGCGAATTTCGTTTTCGCTGACCATGTATTTAGCCATCTGATTTGCTGATCCGCGCTTAACGACCCCAGGAACAAGCAGGGGTTCTTTGCCCTCTTTCAAAAGAAGCTTATTTGCCTCCAGGGTATGCTTTACGCGCTGACGGCCAACAACTACGCAGGTAAGCCCTGATTCTGGGTCTTTCCAGACGATAATCGGCTCCAGTACACCCAGCTCCTTGATGTTAAGAACCATCCCTTCGTCGATAGGAAGGTGGACCCGTTCATCGTAAAGCGGGTGAGTTTTGTCGGTGACCAGATGCAGGCTTTCAGGTTCGAACGTTAAAACGTTCGTTTTGCCGCTGGCCCCGTATACAACCTTTGAATCTTTAGCCATCAGACAGCCTCCGCATTGCTGGTGGATGCCGTTGCGATATTCTTCAGATCGCGCATTGCTTCCAGAACGTGCATATTGCTGCGGGTTTTTGTGTGACGCTCAACAATTCGATCGCATTCTTTTGCCCAGGAAATAACTTCTTCCTTCATAGCGTCATGTTCTTTACATGCCTGACGAAGGGTAATATTCGAGACATCGAGCATTGTTGCCAGCTCTTTAATGAGTTCTGAATTTGCAGGAGGCATTGTTTTAGCTGCCTCAAAAGCATGTTTAATTAACTGCTGTACTGTTTTTTCCATTTTGTATTTCTCCAACTGACGCGCTGCAACGCGTTTTAGGGTGCAGCAACCCAACCCATGAGAATGGGGTTATTGCTGCTGTTCTAATCAGGCTGCTGGTTTTTGTTCTTCTGGTTCTTTTTAAGACAGAAGGTCACAAAGCTGGTTAATTACTTTACAGAACTGGAACATGTCCGTACCTGCCTGGTGACGCCAGCGGTAGGCTTTGTCGTCATCATCAGAATAATCATTATCCTTGGTATCGATCCGCCGGAAATGGAACTTATCTGTAAGCAGAAAAGAGACGCCGCAGCCTCTTAATTCCATGTTATCGACGATAAAACCTGTGTTCAGGCTTTCCAGAATTTCACTGGTAACGGAAGTATGTTCCGCAGAGTAGCGAATAACTTCTTTCTGGTCTGCCAGGCGGGATAGCTGGACATAATCACCGACCTCAAACCCGGCAAATGCTGATTCTTCGCCGTCCAGATGGTTTTTAAGGCGCGTTGTCAGGCCGTTTTTGATATCACTGATGTTGATCGTGACTGTTTTTACTGAGCCGATCACTTTAACCAGCATCGCCCCGACTAAATTGGCAATATTTTTATTGGCGGAGTTAATGATCAGCAGATTCTCTTCAGTGTTATACAGGACCAGGATCAGAGACGACTTGATGAATGCCTGTTTGCAGAGCTGAACCTTAGCATCCTGGATAATGTTGTTACGGTCAGCGCGCTTCAATTTCTGACCACACGCATTTTCGATGCGCTGGATACGCTCATTGGCTTCTTTCATTACGACGTGCTGGGGGATTATTTTCTCATCGCGGCGAACCACGATTGCATAACCGCCAGTAATTGGCGTAACCAGCTCGCCAGTAATCGGATTAGGGACGAAGGAAGCCAGCGCGAACTCCGTTTCTGCAAGTTCAGAGTAGGGCAATTCCTGCAGGTGCCCTTCAACCGCTTCAATACTGGGCAAAGTAGCCCGATAGACAATGGCGTTACGCAACTTTGATAATTTCATTTCTGTTTCCACTGCAAAGGATTAGTTAGTTATCTCCACACAACGGAAAGAGCATTGCGGCGGAATCGAACCGCATCTGCATAAGCTGCATTTCCCAGATATGCTACTTACAATGCCCTTGCCTGTTGTGTGCCGGTCTTTCCCGGCTGTCATCGTGCTTCCTCTGTTTGCCACGCTGGGCCGTCTACTTCCGGCTGTCACTGCCGTCGAGAGTGCTGGCATCTCACTGACCTGATAACTCCCAGGATCAACTGGAGTGGTTGTTATCGCTACCAAAGCGCCACTGTCCAGGACATTTAAAAGGACCGTCTCCAAGTGGTAACTCTTCCAGTCCCGATAAACCTCCTCAGTAGAAGGGGACTTATCGGGAATGAATGTTGTGACACCAGATCGCTAATCTGCTTACTTCCCGCCGCTCTGTTTTGGTATTGGCAACCAGCTGCTGTTGCTCAGTCGATTTCCGGGTCTTTGCGTCGACCGGCGCTGCAGTACGCTTGTACACGCCACAACGAAGAGAGCACTGCCGGTGTCCGAATCGAACGGACCTTTTCCCTGCCCATCACCAGATATAGAACTATCCTGGCGTCTGGAATCGAACCAGACTCTGTGCCTTGCTCGTCAATGCCCTCATCGTTGTGTCCCGGACTCTTCCCGGGCGTCACACCTTTTCGCCGTGCTGGTGGGGCGCACGTCGTGCCTGAAACACTTAGCTTGCACATGGCGCCGCCAAGATGACATAGTCCATCAGACTCACTTGATATTAGGTTTTGCCTAATGATATGTCAATAGGCTTAGCCTAATGTTTGTCGGCGGTCAAAAAAAATCCCGCATAAGCGGGATTTGTGTGAAATAAAGCTAGTGTTTTTATGATTATGGACGACGCTTTCTGAAATTCTCATCATTCTGTACATATTGTAAAGAATCAAGGATTAAACCTGAAATCCTTAATACATCCTCGGGATGTTCAATGAAAATACGATTGTTATCATGTTCAAGTCCGGCTCTTTTAATTTCATTACCTGTTATTTCATTGATATCAATTGGTAACTGTATGTTTGAGCGGTTCTTCTTGTCATAATAGCGAACCAGCCAGCGGTTTGTTTTTCCTTGGAAAAGAATAGAGTAATATGACTCTGTGTCTTTGGCTTGAAGTTCGTATGCAGGACCTATAATAGAACAGATTTTTTCAAATAAAATTCTTTCATTATAGGTTGTTACTATGTTGGGATTCTCTGCATCGACAATATCTGCGCGCTCATCAATTACATTATTTTCAGTTACATCAGCAGGGGATTCTAATTCAGGAATAGATGTTCTTGATGAAAGACCAGAAACAACCATTTCACTTACTGACCTCTCTACGGCCTGCCTCACCAATGGAGTTATTGTTTCTATAAATCTTTGATTTAATTGACGACCAATGTTTGCTCGTCCTGCAACATATCTAACAAATTCATGATCTACTTCCCGAAGGCTTGTACTCACAACTTTAACAAATGCAGAAATATATACACTCTCTTCTGCAAGTGTTCTTAAGGCCTCTGGTTTGAATTTGTCATGCCGGAATCTAAATAATTGCTCAGCATCAGAATCTTTAATGTCATCCATCATGATTCGTAAAAATGGCGTTGAATCCATTATGTTTTTCTCATTGAGATCCGTAAAAAAACGCCATTCAATGCCATTAGTGATTGCTGATATTGTCACCTCAGGAGTAGAATTAAAATACCTAGATAATTGAGGGCAATGGTTGTCCATTTTTTCTTTACAACCTTTGGCCTCAATAAACATAACGGGAACACCTTGGCAGAATAGAGCATAATCTACACGCTCACCCACTTTCACACCAGGGAAGTCCGCACCATATTCAGCTTTGACTTTTTGCGGATCATATGCGTTAAAGCCTAGGATGTCCAAGAAAGGAAGTATCAAAGCCTGCTTGGTTGTCTCTTCCGTTGTGCAGTGTTCTCTAAGGAAGGTGCGAACAAGTTCCTGATATGAGATCATCATATTCATCCGGAGCGCATCCCAGAGGGACATCATGAGCCATCAACTCACCTTCGCCGATAGTGAATTCAGCACTAAGCGCCGTCAGACCCGAAAAGAGATTTTCCTCTCCCGCATGGAGCAGATTCTGCCATGGCAGAATATGACCGCTGTCATCGAGCCGTTTTATCCCAAGGCGGGCAATGGCCGACGGCCCTATCC